CCATATGGCTACTGATGCTAGGGTTACATACCCAACCACCGTCTTTGCGCTACCCTCTAAAACCACCCATGCTACAAAGAAGCCAAGAAATGTAAAGTTTTCGTTGAGGATTGCCATGCCCCATTCTTTTAACTTTTTCATTTTTATCTCCTTCTTCTAGGTGCAGCAGCAACAATTATTTGACCAGCAATAATTGTTACAACTACAATATCTTCTGCTTTTTCACGTTCTGGTATAGACATGTCAGCACCCATGCTGAGTAAGGCTTTACCCAACTCACATTTTTGCTCTTCTGTCAAACCTTCAATTGCTTCATCTGGATTAAAACAAGTGGCAACTGCATCTAATAATGCTGCTGGACTTTCTAATACAAGCAATGCTGAAGCCACCTCTGCAGTAATAACCACAGGGTTACCGCTAGCATCTTCTCTTACTTCTACTGGAATTAATGGTGGAAGATCACGATATTCAAGTCCCGCCGCTTCTATGGAAGAGGCTTCAACTGGTGCTCCTTCTGCTGATGACACTAACACATCTGCAACTAAATCTTTTTCTACTAAGGTAAATTTACCATCTTCAGATAATGCTTCAGATAAATTAACAACTTCTGCAGTTGTTATTTCTCCATCTGCAGATAACATTTCTGTAATAAACTCTGCTTCTGCTTCTGTTAATCCACCTTCTGATAGTGTAGATGAAACTTCAGCAGCAATTTCTTCAGATACCTCTTCACCATTGGCAATTGCTTCTAAAACTTCTGTAACTTCAGATGCATCTAAGCCACTATCTGAGACTAAATCACTAACTATATCTTGTACTTCTTCTACAGATAAGGTATCATTATCTTGTGCTATTTCTTCAAAAGAATCCTGATTTTCTTCAAGAATATTTTCTAGTTCATCGCTGGATGAAGACCCATCAAATTCAGGTGTATCCATTTCGGGAGATTCAGGCTCTTCGGAAGGCACTTCTTCAGCAGGAGTTTCCTCTACAGGAGTTTCTTCTATCTCTGTACTCTCCTCTTCAGTTGGAGTGGTTAAATCTGGTTGAGTTTGTTCGGGAGCATAAATAAATACTGGTTCTGGAGCGGGTACTGCAATAACCTCTTCTTGAGGAATAATAACTTCAACCTCTGAATACTGACTTACTGGACCAGACCAATTAGCAATTCTAATAGTGTATGTAGCACCTTCTGTTAATCCAGTTAATTGAATAGATTCTGGAGCACCATCTGTATTTAAGGTTTGACCTTCGTATGGATTTTCAGCATCTGGATCATCTGTTATAACCTGATAAAACCAAGTATTTGCTGTGTACCCCTCTGGTAATTCAGGAGCAATAGTTACTGTAGTTCCTTCAACAACTGGTTCTAAAAGTATGGGGGCAGGCGTAGGAATATTGTTATTGATAGAATTAGTTAATTCTTGTGCATTTGTATTTAATATTGCTTGTAAGTTTGTTTTTGTATTTGATGCTGTATTTATAGCATTAACTAATGATGTTGTATTAATAGCATTTATTGCTGATGTGTTTAAAGTATTTTGTGCAACAACTGGAGTAAGGCTTTGATTTAATTGTGTAATAACAGCATTTGCTGCATCTACTGCTGCTTGAACTGTTGATATATTTGGATCTACATATGGAGTAAATGTTGAACCTTGACTTACTTCTCCCGCAAAACCAGAACCAGTATTCGTATCTTCAATTGGTATTATTGTTCCATTTGTTGTTTCTCTATAATTAAATCTAGCACCATTTGGAATTGGTCCAGTAGCGGTTACATTTGCAATCCATGCCCCATCAGTTGGATTTACATCCGCATTAAATCTGATTTGAACCATTTGAGTTGAAGCATCTTGTTGTGGGTACGGACGAACATCCCATGCAATATCTAATGAAGTTCCTGTTGTTGAATATGTAATACCAGTTCCAGTGCTCCAAGTTGTCCAGTCCCATCCAGCAATAGAAACCGAAGGAGCATTAGGAGTTTGATAGTATACCCAACCTTCATCCACGCCAAAAGTAATTGTGGCATTTGAACCAACATAAACATTGCTGTATAGTGTGCCACCCATTTGTAAATTAAATGGAAGATTCATCAAAATACCAGCATCATCTACTCCAGCAAGAACGTTTGTAGTGGTTCCAATAGTTGCTTGTAAATTATTGACTGCTGTTTGGGCATTATCAATTGCTATATTTGCTTGAGTAAGTTCGGTTTGTGCTGTTGTTTGTGCGGTCGCTGCTGTTGTTTTTGCTGCAACGGCTTCGGATACTTCTACTTGAGCAGTTGATGTATCAATATTATTTATAGAGGTTTGGGCTGTAATAATAGTATCTTTAGCATCTTGAACTACCTGCGAACTTTGATCTATTGGTGTAGCAGATAAATCTACATTATTAATTGTGGCAGTTGCTGTATCTACTAAGGCTACATCTGATTGTGCTATTGCTATTGTGGCTGTTACTGTATCTACCGCTGCTTGAGCCTGAGATAACTGGGTTTGGGCTACCGCTACTGTGGCTGTAGCAGTATCTGTGGCTGCAATAGCCTGTTGAACCTCTGTAGTAGCCGTTGCAAGGGCTGTATTGACTGCCTGTTGAGCAGGGCTAACAACAACTTGTTCTTGATTTTCTGTAGCATGAGCACGATTAGGATACATTATTCCAAAAATTGTTAAACATAATCCCACCCCAAAGGCTAATATTAGTCTTCGTTTGAGGTTAGTCAATTGAGTGGTGTTCTCCAATGTGTAATTATATTAGCAATTATACCATTTTTTATAATAAAAAAGAGGGTAGAAATTAATCTACCCTCAATTTTATAAGGAGTTTATTATGCTTTTACTTTCTTTTGAATCTTAAGAACTAGATTCGTAAGAGTTGTAATTAAAGTTTTTAACTGTGCCACTGTTACTGCTAATGCAGCCACTGCAGCAAGTGCTTGTGAGGCTGAATCAGTAACTGTTGCGGTTGCAGTAACTTTAACTTGTCCTGCTACTGGAAGATCAGATCCACCAGTTGCACTAACAGTAACTGCTCCTGCAGACAAAGGCATATAAACTTTATAAGTTTTTACACCATTTGCATCAGTTGTAACAGATGTTGCAGTAATAGTATCACTTGATCCACCAAAAGAATAACTTGTAGAAATTCCACCAGTGGCGAGTAAGTTAGTATATGTCTTTCCAGATAATACAGCACCTGTTGCATCAACTGGTGAAAGAGTAATTGTTGCTTGTTCTCCTGCTACGTAGGTTGCTTTATCGAAAGACAACTTAACAGAAGCAACAGCAGCCTCTACACGTACAGTTACTGTATCTGCAGAGATTGTTCCACTCTTTACAACTACTCCTGCTGAACCAGTTTTTACACCAGTTAGAGAAAATAGTGCTTCACCATTAGAAATAGAAGCGGTAGTTGCTGAATTACTAATAATAGTAAGATCACTTGAAGTAACAGTTAATGTTCCTGCACCTACAACTACTCCAGCAGCATCATATGCTACTGCAGAAATTGCATCTGCGTTTGAACCTACTGCAATAGTTGGCTTCTTTACAGTTGTAACAACCTTAGCAATATCTCCATAGAATGTTACTTTTTCTGTTCCTAGTAATACGCCAGATGCTGAAGTAAGAGTAATTGTCCCTACTCCAGATGTTCCATCAGAAAATACTCCAATGTAACTACCTGCAGGAATAACTAATGATCTACCTAGACCAGTAATAGTTGCATGGTTTGTGCCATGCCCCAACATACCAGCACCTGAAATAGTTGCTGTAATAGATTCTGAAGCAGAACCATTAGCAGCATTCTTTTGAGTTAAAACAATAACTGCTGCTGCATCAGAAGACACAGTCTTTGAAGCATATACACTTGCATCTGTTGTCGCTGAGATTGTCTCACCAGAATTTAAAATAGATGTTGTATAAGCAGTTGATGCCTTAAGATCTGGAGCGGTAACAGTAATTGTCCAAGTTAATGGAGTGGATGTTACTGAACCAGATGCGCTTGTTAATGTAGGAATAAATCTAACCACATATGTTCCAGCAACACTGGGTACATAAAATGATGATGTTAGTTTTGCAGTAACATAGCCAGTTGTATTTGTTGCTGGCGAAATTGCTGCTGTTGTTGTGTCTGCTGATAGTGCCACTGTTGCGCTAGATGTTTCTGTAACAGCAAATCGTGGAACGCTAGCAGTAGATGGGGCAGACAATACTGCAGATATTACCGAAACGGTATCTCCAATACTTGTTCCCAAAAACGATACTGATACTACTGCTGTTGCAGTCTCACCAGGATTAATTGTATCCGCTACTGCATCAATGGTGACAACGTCAGCATAGACTGTAGCCTGTGTCGGAAGTGCCGACATCACGCCAAGCGTCAAGGCTGCAGCCAAGACTGTGGCAATTTTCTTAAATGAATTCATTTTTCTCCTTATTAGTTTATATTAAGTTTAATTTATCAAGAAAGTCCTTAACATCGTTAGGCATTTCTCGATTATCCAATTCTACCATACGTTGTTGCTTCTCTGCAAGTCGTGTTGCAGAACTCCAAGTATGGACCTCAATTTCTGTATTATTATTCTTTGGGGTATGAGATATTGCCCCAAATACTGCTCCACAGACAGCATCTGCTAAGTCTTTGGATTTTTTACGAGGGTGGTCTACTCTATTACCCTTCATAATTTTTAGTTCTGACATTTCCTCTAACAATAATGGAATCATAGGAATTGCTACTCGCTCTTCATAAATCATCATTGCTAAATCTTCGTAATGTTTTTTGGCAACTGAAACAGTTTCTGTTCTAATACCAACAGCCTGTAATTCATTTTGAATATCAAAAGATTGCCAACGGTCAAAAGAAACCATCCCAATATTAAAACCTTCTCTACGTAAGTTAATGATCCATTGTTTTACTTCGGATAAATTAACTGGACCTTCTGCCCTTGGTTCCCACCATACCACAGCATCAACAACAACTATGGGGGCTACCTGCTCATAATCTTTAATAACTTGAATGTTAACCCATTTGTCAACATGTGCAATAGCAACAGCACACTTATCGTGTTTTTGTGCAAGGTCAGCATGTATATAATATATTTTTTCTGGATCTGGTTTAAATGTTTCTTCAAACCTTTTAAACGAATCTATTGGATTTCTTGTGTTCATGCATTTTTCTAACTTTTCTTTTTGTTTAAAAAAAGCATCTGAAGCATATGTTGGAACACATGCAAAGCGCATCATAGCATCACCTAAGTCAGTATAGAATGCTAGTTTAAAGTCATCTATCTTTCTTGTTGGATTTACCTCCCATGTTGGTCTTTTAAATGCTAATACCCTTGGAACTTTATAAGAAATAATTTGGTCTTCTTCCCAGATAATTTCAAATTGATTATTAGGATCGTTATGTGGTAAATCTTCGTTCATAATAAAAGTATGCTTCTTTTCTATTGTTTCTTTTTCCATAATTACATCTTCATACCGTTTTGAAATAAAGTCACCTTGATAACGAGGAAAAGAAAGAAGTACTACCTTTCCAAGATCTGGAAAACGAGAATCTACTGATCCACGAAATGCTTTATAAATATTTTCTGCAGTTTTACCTTGTTCATTACCAGTTCCAACTTCAGAGGCAAAACCAGAAATCTCATCAAGAACTGCAAGTAATAAGTTTAAACCTTCATGTGATTCTCTTTCTGAATGTCCAGAGTAAACTGTAATTGATTTATCAAACTCAACACTATCAGCCTTAGCATTATACTTACCTGCAAACCAAGGAGATTTTTCAATCTTTGTTTTAAAACCTTTAAAGAAAACATTTTTAGCCTGTTGTGCGTTAATAGCAACGTTAATTAAATCTATCGCATCCCCGCTTGGTTTTCCGAAGTATCTTGCTGGGTCTTTGAGACAAAGTAACTTATAAACAATGTAAGCACAAGCAACAGTGGAAGTAAAATCTTTACCGCTACCCTTCCCCAACTGTAAGATGATTTCGTTTTTTGTATATTTTTCATAGTATCTAGCCCCTTCTACTGATCCGTAAAGTTCTTGTAAGTCTTCTTTTTTGTATATCTGACTCATTGCCTCTACTATGTCATACTGAATTGCTGACAAAGTAGGTTGTCCAAGATAATCAGATGACTCAACAAATGTTTTAACATCTACTGGTTTTTCATCAAACTGATTTTCTTTTAATACTTCTAAAAAATCATTGAACATCGTGGACAATTGTAATCACTTCTCCCTCTTTAGCAATCTGAGAAAGGCGTTGCATAATTAAATCACGAACTTCTGGATGAGTTGAGGCAATCTCTCTAAGTATTTCAACAAGAACTTCTTGGCGTCTTTCGATTTGAATCATTTCTTCGGCAAGTTCCTTGTTTTCTAATAAGCCAGCCTTTTGAAGCATTTCAATTCTAGATTTTTCAATATCCATAACTAATTTAATTGCTTGTGTTTTTGCACTAAGATTATTAGTCATTCCTGCTTCGTCAATAACTTCATAAGCCTTTGTAATAAGTTTGCTGTAATGTGTGTCTGCACCAGCAAGTGCTTCTTTAGCACGAGCACGAATTGCATCATTTGCAGATGCCATAACTTTCCACTCATTAATTAATGCAACAACACGGGTTCTTGGCATATCTAATTCTTTAGATATTTTTGTTGGATCTTGACCCTTAAGATACTCTGTAACAACTTTATTCACTTCGTCTAGATGCTGAATTAGTTCTGCCTCAGTTGACATTATATTTTCCCTCTAAACGATTAATTTCATCTTTAATATAAAAAATTGCTTTTTCTAAATCTTGAATTGTTTTTTCTTCATCTTTAAGACCTGCTCTCCATAAATATTTAAAAGCATTACCAATATTAAAATTACGATGACGTGTAATTTGTATACACTCAACTCCACTAGGATCAGTTGTATAATGTAACGGATGATTAACTTGATCAACCGTAATATTTAAATTATTACTCATCGCTTTGATTTCCTTAATCCAAATTTTGCAAGGTAGACATAAATTGTTTCTATGCTTGCCCCACACTCTTTGGCAATGTCTTGTGGAGATTTTTTATCTATAAGATATCTCTTACGAAGCCAAATCTCGCTTGTATACAGTTTACCAGTCATAAGACTATTTGTCAACTCCAGTTTCATTAATATCATAGTTAAATCTATTAGTATCTTCTAAGTTCCACTTATCTTGATTTTCTACGTCCCATTTATACTCATTAATTATTCTATCTATAACGTAGTCCTTTTTTAAAGTAAATGAAGGTTCGTATATGCGAACTCTATTGTTAGGCTGAATAGCAAAATTTCCATCATCTCTTTGTATGACATGTCCACATTTATGTTCAGAAGGGCTTTCAGAGTATCCATCATCCATTACGTTAGTATCTGGGTTATGCCAATCAAGAGTAAATAGATAGGTACCCTTATGCATTGTTTTTGTTCTATCAATGTATGACATTCTAAGATTTGTAAGATTTTCAAATTTAGTTACAGATATGTGATGACTAAAAGCATTCCATAAAACTAGATTGTGTAAATTTATTTCAGGAACTCCAGGTTTTGTACAAAATGCACTAATTGGCAATCTCCACCACAGTCCACCATCCTCCATCATTATATGAAATAAAGGGCTTCTGCTTTTTATACTAGCAACACCAAATACAATACATGGAAAATATTTGTCATGACTATCTAATTGATTTCTTAAATAGTTTCCACGCACATAACATTCTATTGGTGGTATGTTTGCATTTAGTTCTGGCATTATTCTACCACCCCTACTGCTTTATTCCAATTATTAATAGCCCAGTGACCGATACCACAAGCGTCAGCAACGTCATTATCGTTAATACTTTTATCATAGTTGATTTCAATTAATTTTATTGTCCTTTCTTTTCTAATTTGTCTTTCATATGTTTTATACCAAGAGTCTGATTTACCAGGATTTTTTAATCTAATCTCTAATTGTTCTTCTTTAGTTAATTTTTTATTTCCTAAATAGTTTTGCCAAGTAATTGGGGCTACCGTTCCTATTTGTTTTGTTCCAGATAAACCTGCTGCACCAAGTAGTGCACCTTGAACTAATGCAAGATCTGCAGCAGTCTTAGGACTGTTCATAAAAACTGTATGCTCAATTACTATTGCTTCAAATCCACCAGAGTATTCAAAAAATGCTTTTGTTTTAGCACATGCATCCATTACTTTTTCATAATTTGTATTACCCTCAAATTTTATTTTTCCAATAGTTTTAAGTTTTTTATTTTCAAATAATGCAAAAGCAAGACTATTAGTACTAGCATCAATAGCACAAATTTTAGTTGGTTCCATTATTGCACCCCATTTAGTCTTGTTCATAATCAAAAAACCCTTTTATTTCTTTTAACATTTTATCAACACTTTTTTTACTTACATTACAGTTTGAACAAAATCCAGAATCATTATAGATTGATAGGTCTACGTTACAACCACCTAAACATTTTCTTACTTTGCCAATTCTTTTTTGTCTACGGGTTATGTGATAACGTTGTACAATTTTGTCTTTTGTTGCAGCGTCTCTACATTCAATCCCGCAGTAAATTTGATAACTTACTTTGGGATTAAAGGCTTTATCGCATCTTTCACATAGTTTCACTTAATCCCTCAAGAGGTTTAATTTTTATAACCCCTGCTTCCGCCTCTGCACAGGCTTTTTGGATAGGGCAAACCTTACAGACCTTTGAGTTTGCTCTATATGTTTTTACTGGAAGGTTTCTGTCTACCCAAGCCTTACGAACTTGTTTCATCCAGTCAAATGCATAATCAATCCATTTACGATAGTCATCGTTAACTTGTACTGGTAATGTTAGTAACTCATGATTATTTTTATTTTCATAAATTAAAACACCTTTATCCTTTTTTAATATTTTCATATACATAAGCAATTGCATAAGGTGTCCACCTTTTGCTTTTCTATTTGCTTTTTTATATTCAAAACCATCATTTGGCATTGTTTTAATTTCACCAAGAATAGACTGACCTTTATAATCAAGCATTACATCGCCATATCCAAAGATAGGTGGATCATCTAACTTAACGGTAAACTCTAATGCTGGATGTTTTTGTTTACCATATTTACGATCTGTTTCAAACTCCATATTTTTATCTAAGATGTCTGCTTTAATCATTGCATCTTGAATTCGATCATGGCTTAATGTGCCGCTTGTTCTGTTTGCTACTCCGTATGGATCAGCATTATCATAAAACACTGCCCCATCAAAAGCAAGATACCAAAATCTTGCACACTCTCCAGCACCGTATGTAAGGCTTGATGGAGAAAAAGAATATTTTTTTGTAAATTTAGGTTTAAGATCTGCTACATATCCTTGTTGAATAGCGTCAACTAATCCTTCTGTATACTCAATATCATCGTTATGTTTTGGTTCATCTACTTTAATCATAATCTGTTTTAATAAGTTTTTAGTCATTTTTATCCCTTGTTTATATAAGTATACCAGGTTAGCGCATTATGTACTTTAGTGCTGATACCAGGTTATTAATTGATTCTGCTGCCGTGAAATATATATTTTTCTTTGCCCTGTCACTTTTATCTACGTTAGCCATCCATGTAGCCTTAAAAGACATCTTAGAAGCAATAGCCTGTAATCTAACAATTTCTAAACTTGCTACCTGCACAGGAATGTCTGGTTTAATAATAAGTTTAGCAATCATTGTTAAAGCAGTAGTTAATTCTTCATCTTGCATATAGTCAGCAATTTCTGTTAATCCATTAACCATATCTAAAGTTGTTTGCTTTGGTTCTAATTGACTCATGCTACTCCCCTTCTGTTAATTGTTCTAAAAGATCCATTTCAATTATAGCAAGTCTTACCTTTGTATTTCCCTCTCCAAGCACTACAACAATTGCTGGAGACTTATCAACCCCTGACTTTATTGAATCAGTGACAGCCTTAGCCCATACATCTTTGTTTAATGTAAAGGATTTGCCGACCTCTTTAAAATCAACTATAAAGTTTCTCCAAGTTGCATCTCCTTTTTTATTATTGCGACCAGAATTTTTATGTTGCTTAGCCCCAATTCTTTTAGACTCACTTCTTTCACTCATCAATAAAATCTCTTTTCTTTCTTTTTGGTGGTATTAGTCCAACTTTTGATATATGTTTTTGAGAACACATCCAAGTTGCATCACCAGTTTCTCTCCAATATCTTAAAGAACCAACAATTTCTTGACAAGTTTTACAAGGAAACTTGCCTGGATATACTGTAAATTCTTTAGACATTACTCAACTTATCTTTTAATTGTTGCTGTAGGTTTAAATCTTCTTTTATTCTATTAATAATTCCATCTCTTCCTTGTACTTTTGTGCCATCTTCTAACTGATACCATGCTCCAGTTCTATTTAATAAACCAACTGATTCTGCAGTATCAACAAGATCACCCACTGTATCAATACCAACATTATCTCCACGGAAATAAAAATCGTATTCACCAGATTGAAAACCTGGAGATGTTTTTGAAAATTGAAGTTCCCATCTAATTTTTCTTCCAATTTTTTCTTCAATTAATTTATCGCCAACCTTAATTTTTCCTTTTAATGCTTGATTATCAGACTCTGATGAAAACAATTTAATAACACAAGAAGAATAAAACTTAGTAGCCTGACCGCCAGATGGCTGTTGACTTGTATACATTGCACTAATATTATTTCTTGATTGGGAAATAAGAACAAGTAACGTAGGTTTTACTTTATTGTTAGCATAGTTTAACATTTTCCAAGCATTGCTAAAGTCTCTAGACTCTGCACCAATTTGTTTTGTATTTTCAAGTGCTTTCATTTCATCTGTATCTTTTTCAAAATATATAGCAGGAAGCATAGATGTAATAGAATCAACTACAATTAAGTCAACTCCAGCATTCATAAGCCCAACACCAACATCTACCATATCACTAATAGTTCTTGCTTGAGAATAAATTAATTTTGTTGGATCTACCCCTAGTTGTCGTGCCCAATCTTCAGAGTAAGACATCTCAGAATCAATCCATGCACAAACCTTGCCTTCTGCTTGTGCTAGAGCAATCATTTGTAAACACATGGAAGACTTAGCGGATGACTTGCTTCCCCATATAAGCACTTGTCTACCATATGGTAGTCCACCGCCTAATGCACGATTTAATCCAAAACTTGGTGTTGGCTGATACTCAAAACTAATACCCTCGCCAGTTCCAAGTCTTTTTCTAAGTCTTGGATCTAATTGAGATAATACATCTTCTACACTAACTGACATTTACATCCTCCATTATAACGGTTCCATCTTTGGTTTTACCAAAACTAAATTTGTACGACTTACCTTCTTCAATATGCATATATGCTTTAGGAAATGCAGTAGGAAATACTGTTACAGAATGTAAATCTCTAGCCGTATCTGCTAAGGTTAAAGAAGCCATTTTCTTTCCAGCCTTTGTAACTCTTGGCTTAAAAGAAACAACAAACATTTCTTCTTCACTATAGGGTAATTGCTTATAACTTAAAAACTTAACTAATGCATTTGAAGATTCTTTTATTTCATCAACAGGAATTGCAGATACAATCCTATTGTCATTAGCAAGAACCAAGTAAGTACGACCCGTCTCAATAGTCGTTCCTTCTTCATCAAATATACCAACACTCCCAGTTTTGTCCAGAATTTCAACTCGTGACCAACCCTTTCCTCGTTTAATTGCCTTAACCATACCCATTAAAATATATGATCCTTTTTCTTCAAATGAGTCAATGTCTTGAATAAATGCATAATAGTGTGAAGGAATTGTTATATTAAATTCTGGAAGATTTAAATACTCATAAATGTTTTCTTTAATCTCAGCATCATTTCTTGGATTATCTGGAAAAGTTGCTGCACCAATAAGTCTAAGAGCGTTAAGTGCTCTACTATTTACACCATTACCTTTTGTAAAAGTAAACTCTTCAAGTTCTTTATATGATTTAAATGGACGAGCAGCCATATATTTAGCAGCAATATTATTAGAAATAAACTTAATTCCTGTTAGTCCAAACCTTATACCCTTACCTTCAATTTTAAAATCAAAATCAGAGTCATTAATATGTGGAAGTTTAATAGGTATACCCATACGTTTTGCTTCAATAAGATATTCTGTTCTACCGTCTTTATCCTTCTCATTTTTAAGAAGAGCAAACATAAATTCAAGCGGGTAGTAGTACTTTAACCACGCCGTCCAGTACGAGAGAGTAGAGTAAGCAACTGCGTGGCTCTTGTTAAACGAGTACCCCGCATGCGCTTCGAAATCATGCCATAAATCACGAGCCTGATTAGGAGCAATATAGGTAGAAGCGCCATCAATAAAACGCTCTTTATAAATATCGAACTCTTTCGCATCTTTTTTCTTTCCAATGATTTTTCTAACTTTATCTGCTTCAGACATGGACATTTGTCCAAGGTGTACGCATGCTTGCATAACCTGTTCCTGGTAAAGAATGCAGCCATAAGTGTCCTCCGTATATGGTTTTAATATCTGGTGTAAATATGATACAGCCTGTTTTCCATGTTTACGAGCAATATAGTCTTTACCAATAGTGTTCATAGCACCTGGACGAACTAAGGCATTTGATGCTGCTAATTCATTAAAATTCTTTACCCCCATTTTTACTAAAAGGTTTGTATATGGTGTTGCTTCGCATTGAAATACACCCTTTGTATACCCGTCTGAAAGCATCTCATATACCTTTGGATCTGCCATATCAATTGACAAAAGATCAATATCTTGATAATGATTTTGTTTAATCATGTCAATAGCATCTTTTACTACGCTTAAAGTTTTAAGACCTAATGCATCAATTTTAATGAGACCAATTTTTTCAGCCTCTTCCATATCAACACCAACGACTGGAATTCTATCGTCAGATCCAGGAGAAGAACGAGTTTCCAACGGTGCATACCTAAAGATTGGATCTTTACTAGTAACAACTCCTGCAGCATGAATACCAGTACCCCTAATACGACCACGTAATTGTTCTCCATAAATCTCCACTTCTGGATACTTTTCTCTAAACCATAATGTAGTTTTGGATGTGCAATATTCATCCCAAGTATCAACTAACTTTAATACTTTGTTTACATCTGTTAATGGTATATCTAAAACTCTTGCAACATCTCGCACAACACCTTTATCTTTAAATTCAAGGAATGTAGCAATAGATGCTACGTGTCTATATTGTCTAACTAAATAATCTTTTACTTCATCACGGCGTGTATCTTGAATATCCGTATCAATATCAGGAAAGTCATTGCGTTCTGGATTAATAAAACGAAAGAACAAAAGTCCATGCTCTAATGGATCTATATCTGTAATGCCAAGCATATAACAAACCAAAGATCCAGCAGAAGATCCACGACCAGGACCAACCAAGATTCCTTCTTTTTTAGCCCAGTTAATCATGCTTTGAACTACAAGAAAATATGGAGCAAACTTTTTATCTTTAATAATTTCAAGTTCTTCATCTAATCTTAACTCATATGAATCATTTCCTACCCAAGAAGATGTCAACCTTTTATCACTTAGTGCTTGCCATGCTAGATCTCTTAGTTGTTGATCTGGGTTTTTATATTGAACAGGAAGTAGGTTTAGTCCATCTTTAATATTATAATCTTCTACTGTATCTGCTAATAATATGGTATTTGAGTATATGTCTTTTCTATCAATACCCTGCTTTTCCATTGCTGTTTTAATTTCTTCATATGAAAGAAGATGAATATCAAATTTATTAAATGTTATATCACGATCATGACCATACAAATAATCAAGTCTTTCCATCATGTCTGTTTTCTTTTTAGATTTTTCATATGTTGCTTCTTTGTTTACTTTTCCATGCGTATTTAGGATCAACTTAAATTCTTGTATTTCTTTTTGCAGTGTATCTGAATGATGACAGTCTGGTGTAACAACAGCCCTTATATTAAATTCATCAGCAAGTTCAATGAGGTATTTATTTATTTCTGGTGTATTGTGTGGCATAACCTCAATGTAATAATCACTACCAAAATTATCTTTAAACCATTTAATATGTTTTTTAGCAAGTGCAAATTCTTGCTCTTCTAATGCTTTAACAATAACGCTACTAGGACAAGCAGAAGTTACAATAATTCCTTCTTTATACTTTTGAAGAATATTAAAGTCAAACCTTGGTTTCTTAAAAAATCCATCTGTCCATGCAATTTCACTAATCTTGTTAAGGTTTTCCAAACCTTTTTGGTTCTTGGCTAGAAGGATAATATGGTTATAGACAAGATCTTGTTGACCTTCTCTTTCAGACTTATCTCTTTTATCAGATATGTCTGCACACATGTATCCTTCTAGACCTAGAATTGGCTTAATACCCTTTTCTTTTGCAGCACGATACA